CGAAAGGTCGCTGATCAATACCTGATCCTTTGCCAAGAGCTTGGCATTGGTATTGCTCTACACAAGTCTCTACGGTCTCGGAACGGAAGTTTCGAGTTCGCTAAGAGATTTGTGTGGAAAGGTATCGATGTTAGCCCAGTCTCTCTTCTAGAGACTGAGGTTGCGAGTCGAGACCTTCGGACTCTCGGTGAGCTTGTTCGAAAGAATCCTGCTATGCGGCTTGCCGACGTAGCGGGGTTCCTAGGATTTGGTTACCGGAATCTGGGGGGTCTGACTAATCGATTTGAGGTTCTCTCACATCGGCTGGTCGGTCTGCTCGGCTTCCTAGCTATGCCAGGTGCCTCTAAGTGGGAAGCTCGTTCTTTCGGAGCTTGGGTAACTCTGAGATCAGTAATGGTCTCGGAGCCACCTCAGTCCTGGGAGCACTTGCTTCTAGAGTTGCGGAGAGTAACATCTCCGACTTCTCTACCTCTTCCCTCTTATGTGGATGAGCTGATGGAAGTTCCGCGACTTGCGGAACCAACGTCAGTTCTCCATACTGAGGAGGAGGACGCTCAGAAGGCGCTCGAGGCAGACCCGCAAAGAGGAACCCTTTTCCTGGAACGGTGGAAATGGTTCCGGCGGCTCTTGGCGTGGGATTGGCGTGCGATCGTGCTTCGAAGAGAGGCACTGGTCGAGGTCATTTCTCACATCCAAGAGTTTCTGGACCAGTCCACTGAATCAGAGGAAGGGTTCTCGTCCATCTTTCAGACATGGCTTGAGGCCAAGTCCGTTGTAGATGTCAAGTTCCATTACAATCCCTTTTCTCGAGAGGAAACTCCTGAGAATCGAGTGCGTATTGGGACCTGGATCAAACGATGGGCTCGGCTACAGGCTGTAGCTAGAGCTGGAACGCGGATGACCGATACGGAACTGTGGTGGAAGACCGCCGCAGAGATGCGGGCGGGTGCAGAAGGTTCTCCTATGGGGTCCGATGGGTTTGAAAGCCCAGGGGTAGCCTCAGAGGGGTTTGGACTGTATCCTAACCCAACTCCCTTACCTTCATCAGTGATGGAGGATCCGGAGAGCTGGGCTAAGAAGAATCCGTCCACGAAAGCGCGGACCTGGGATGAGATCTTCGGTGATGAACCGAAGAAATCGCCCTAGGCTCTTGTTCTAGTGGATTTGTCCTTCCTAGCTTGGTTTCCTGGATTCTTGGTCGATAGACCCAGACCGAAGAAACCGTCCTAGTTGACGCACCTCTCGGCGATGCTAATATTTGTCCTAACACTCTGATGTTGGGCGTCGGCGTCCACAGTACGACTCACGTCGCACCCTTGAAAAAGGGTCTGTGGAGTAGTAGCGCACTTCGCAGAGATACAATTTTCCGCTCACCGTCCTAGAGATAGGAACGGTAAGAATTGAACTGCATCTGAGCAACGTGG